TATTGGTTTCTATGGATTTGGATTAATACATATGATTGGCGGACTAAGTAAATCTGCTACTTCTCTATTAAGACAGTTAATAGACGCAGGTACTTTATCTAATTTGCCAGGCGGATTAAAAACAAGAGGTCTCCGAATTAAAGGAGATGATACACCAATTATGCCAGGTGAATTTAGAGATGTTGATGTGCCAGGCGGAACAATTGGAGAAAACATTTCTTTCTTACCATATAAAGAACCAAGTCAAGTTCTCTATTCATTACTTACAACAATAGTTGACGAAGGAAGAAGATTTGCAAGTCTAGGTGATTTAAAAATTGCTGACATGAATAATGAAGCTCCTGTTGGAACAACACTTGCCTTAATGGAAAGACAAATGAAAGTGATGAGTGCTATCCAATCAAGACTTCATTCTTCTATGCATAAAGAGTTTAACTTATTAACAGAAATAATAAGAAAGTTTACATCTCCTGAATATCCTTATGCTGAAGACCCTAATACATTTATTAAAGTAGAAGACTTTGATAAGAGAGTTGATGTTATACCTGTAAGTAATCCAAATGCGGCAACTATGTCTCAAAGGATTATGCAGTATCAAGCGGCTCTTCAATTAGCTACACAAGCACCTGAAATGTATGATATGCCTGAACTACATAGGCAAATGCTAGAAGTTTTAGGTATAGAAAATGTTGATAAGGTTATACCTCACAAAGATGATATTAAACCTGCTGATCCTGTAATGGAAAATATGAATATTGTTAATAATGAACCTGTAAAAGCATTTGAATATCAAGACCATGAAGCTCATATAGCTGTTCATATGGCGGGAATGCAAGACCCTGAATTAGCTCAGATGGTTGAACAAAGTCCATCAGCACAAACAATTTACATGGCAGCAGAAGCTCATATTAGAGAGCATTTGGCTTTCCAATATAGAGCCGATATTGAAAAAGAAATGGGTACACCATTACCTCCTCTTGGAGAACCTCTTCCGCCAGATATTGAAAAAAGACTTTCAGACCTTGTTGCTCAAGCTGCTGAAAAATTATCATTGCGTAAACAAGCTGAAGCACAACAGCAACAAGCTATGGAACAAATGCAAGACCCAATTGTTCAACAAAGAAATAGAGAACTTGATATTCAAGAAGCTGATATCATGCGTAAAGCTCAAGCCGATAAAGCTAAAGCATTAGGAAATCAAGAAAAACTTAAAGCTGATGTATTAAAACAAGTTATGAAACTTCAATCAGATCAAAAAATGGAAGGTGCAGAACTTGGTGTAAGAATAGGAGAAGCGTTACTTGAAGCATCAATTAAAGATGGTGATGCTGATTCACAAGATTTTGTTGAAGGCGTTAAACTTGCAATTGAAATACAAAAAGAGTTGCATAATCAGAAAGTTGGAAGTAAGTTATAAAAAAAACTTAATAAAAGGGATAAAAATGAAAAATTTAACAATATTAATATTACCATTATTTTTAATGGCTTGTGGATCATCTAGAATAATGCTTAATGCAGATATTCCACAAGACACAGAAGTAACAATCGAAATTTCTACTGACAATACTACTGAATAATTATATTCTGAGGGAGACATGGCAGTAACAGAAACACCATTCAGTCTGATAAGAAAAAATTTACAGACGGCAATTGCACAATATGGAGATACTCTTGCACAAGGTGCTTGTAGAGATTTCCATGAATATAGAAAAATTACAGGCATCATTGAAGGTTTATCAATTGCTGATCGAGAGGTTGGCGATATAGAATCTCGTTATATGGAGGAATAAATGGGAGTACCATCGGAAGTACCAAAAAAATCAACCTTATCTAAAGTAACAGATAAGAGAAAAGAAAAAGAGAAAAAAGAGGAGCAAGAAATTGCTACTCAACTTCCTGAACCGCAAGGTTATAGGATTTTAATTGCTTTACCAGAACCTGATGATAAAACAAAAGGTGGCATTTATAAGACAGAAACTGAACTACATACGGAAGAGATTGCCACAGTAGTAGGTTTTGTGTTAAAAATGGGTGAAGATTGCTATGATGACAAGAAGAAATTCCCATCAGGAGCATGGTGTAAGGAAGGAGACTGGATTGTTTTCCGTGCTTTTACAGGTACACGCTTAAAAATACATGGAAAAGAATTTAGAATTATTAATGATGACAATGTAGAAGCTGTTGTCAAAGACCCAAGAGGTATAGAAAGAGTATGACCGAAACACAACTAGCCGAAGAGAATCAAGAAATGGAATCATTTTCTGAAACTCAATCAACTGAAGAAAAATTTTTAGGAGTCAAATCTACAGTAGGCACAGAAACAGACTCAAATATTGAAATAGAAGTTATTGATGATCGACCAGAGGAAGATAGAAAACCTTCTAAAAAGGAATCAGATAATTCAGGAGAAATTGATGAACTATCTGGTAACGCAAATAAAAGAATACAAAAATTAAAATATGATTACCACGAAGAAAGAAGAGAAAAAGAAAAAGCAATTCGTCTTAGGGATGAGGCAGTTGACTATGCAAAACAAGCAGTTAATGAAAATCAACGGCTTTCTCGACTTGTCGGAAGTGGTCAACAAGAACTTATTAAACAGGCAAAAGATAAAGCTGAGTTTGCAAAACAAGCCGCTACAAGAAAATATAAAGAAGCATATGAAGCGGGTGATGCTGAAGAAATAGCAAAAGCACAACAAATTCTTACAGAAGCAACATTTGCATCTCAACAAGCTGAAACTTTACCTCAACAGGTGGCTAATCAAGTTTATCAGCAAGAAATTGCTGAACAAAAAAAACAACCTGTTCAACAACAACAAAATCCATCAGTTCCAAAACCAGATGAAAAAGCTGTAAAATGGCAAGAAAAAAACAATTGGTTTGGTTCAGATGAAGAAATGACTAATTTCGCATATGGCGTTCACGCAAAACTTGTAAAAGAAAATGTTGACCCGACATCAGATGAATACTATGATCGGATCGATAAAAGGATGCAGGAAGTATTTCCTGATAATTTTGGAATCGAAACTCAAAAACAGGATGTAGCAGAACCTGTTGAGGATCGCAAGTCGCCCATGGCTACAGAAGATGTAGTAGCTCCTGCGACTAGAAATAATGGAGCAAGACCTAATAAGGTCAAACTAACTGCTACTCAAGTTTCCCTCGCAAGAAAACTTGGTATTACGCCTGAACAATATGCGGCACAACTTATAAAGGATAAAAGATGAATAAAAAAATCGATAATAACCCTAAAGAAGATCAAACTGTTGGCATAAATAATAAACAGCAAGATCAAATTGAAGCAGAAGTGCTTGAAGCTGCAAATGAAGAAGGCGTTAGCCGCACACCACGAGAATCTCGTGATGATACTCAAAGAGCAGACACGCAGCGAACTCAAGCGTGGCAACCACCTTCAGTATTACCTGATCCTAAACCACAAGATGGTTATGTATTTAGATGGATCAGAACTTCACTTGTAGGTCAATCAGACAACCCTAATGTATCTTATAGATTTAGGGAAGGATGGGAGGCGTGTAAAGCTGAAGATCATCCAGAACTGAAAATCTTAGTTGATCAAAACTCAAGATGGGCAGATGACGGATGTGTTGAAATTGGTGGTTTATTACTATGTAAAGCTCCTGTTGAAATGGTGGAAGCCAGAAGAGAATATTATAATCAATTAGCTCAACAGCAGGTAGAATCCATAGATAACAATTATTTAAAAGAAAGTGATCCGAGAATGCCAATGCTCGAACCGAACAGGCAATCAAGGGTTACATTTGGTAAACATTAATTAACTTAAGGAGTAAGTTATGGCTACAACAGCTACACCTATGGGTGCAGAGCCAGTAGGAACTACTTCAGCTAGTGGATCATTTAGTGGAAAAACAAGACATATTCCGATTGCATCGGGATATGCTACAAGCATTTTCTATGGTGATTTCGTTAAGCTAGTAGATAATGGAGCAACTACAACTATCGCTAAAGATGTTGGAACTGCTACATTAACACCTATTGGTATCTTTTTAGGAGTTAGATATACTGACCCTAACACCAATCAACTTACCTTTGCTCAATCTTACAACCAACCAATTGCTGCTTCTGATATCGAAGCGATCATTTTAGATGATCCTAATGTCGAGTTCAGAATACAAGCAGATGGTGCTGTAACGAAAGACGCATTTGGTAAAAACGCAGGCGTTGTACAAACAGCAGGAAGTGCAGACATTGGTAGAAGTAAAAATGCACTAGATGCGAGTACAGTCGCTACCACTAACACTCTACCACTTCGTATACTTGGATTCGTTGAAAGCGGAGAAAGCACAGCAGGAGATGCATATACTGATCTTATTGTGACATTCAACGCAGGAATGCATGCATACGATAAAGCAACAGGCGTATAGGAGGAATAAGATATGGCAATTTCAAGAGCCCAGATGCTTAAAGAACTCTTACCAGGCTTAAATGCTTTGTTTGGTTTAGAGTATGAAGGATACGATTCAGAAGACAAGGAAATTTATGAAACTGAGAATTCTGATCGTTCATTTGAAGAGGAAGTAAAACTTTCTGGTTTTGGTCAAGCACCAGTAAAAAATGAAGGAGCAGCAATGACTTATGATTCTGCTCAAGAATCTTTTACAGCTAGATATAACCACGAAACAATTGCTCTCGGCTTCGCAATTACTGAAGAAGCTATGGAAGACAATCTATACGATAGTCTATCAAGCAGATACACGAAAGCACTAGCTAGAGCAATGGCTTATACTAAACAAGTAAAAGCTGCTTATCCTCTAAACAATGGATTTACTAACGCATATCAATCAGGAGATGGCGTAAATTTATTTACTGCCGTTGGTGATGGTGTTGCAGGAGGTGATGGTCACCCGCTAGTTAATGGCGGAACAAACAGTAACCGCCCTGTAACAGCTGCAGACCTTAATGAAACATCATTAGAAGCTGCAATAATCGATATTTCTGGTTATACTGATGAGAGAGGATTATTAGTAGCAGGTCGTGCAAGAAAACTTATTGTACCATCTAATCTAATGTTCGTTGCTCAAAGGATACTAGCAACCGATTTAAGACCAAATACTGCTGATAACGATATTAATGCTATTAAATCATTAGGAGTAGTTCCACAGGGTTACTCAGTTAATCATTATTTAACTGATACAAACGCTTGGTTCTTACTAACTGATATACCTAATGGTATGAAGCATTTCGTTAGAACACCATTAGAAACAGGTATGGATGGCGATTTCGACACAGGTAATGTGAGATATCGTGCTAGAGAAAGATACAGCTTTGGCGTATCAGACCCTCTAGGAATATACGGAAGTCCTGGTTCTTCATAGGTTTTAAGCGTATAAAACATTTAAAGGAGGATGTCTTGCATCCTCCTTTTTTTTCGTGTATCTTAAATGTAATAAAAACGAATCACTTGACTAACTTCGGTTAGACAACCCAACGACAAGGAGATTAACATGGGTAAAACAACATTCTCAGGACCAATTAAAGCTGGTACTATTAACGACACCACAGGAACTACAGTAGGAACTAATGTTACTAATATAGGTTCTGTTGTAATGTCACAATCAATTTTAGCAGATATCACAGGTGCAAGTCATCTTAACCAAAGAGTTGCAGTCGTTCCTGCAAACTCACAAATTGTAGATGTTATTTTAAATGTAACAACTGCAAGTAATGATGGCGGTGCAGCAACAATTTCAGTTGGTACTGCAGCAGACGCAGATGCCTTTTTAGGTACTGTTAATGTAAAAGCTGTTGCGACAACACACGGAACTTTAGATACTGAAGCTACAAATGTAGGAACAACTGATTTAGAGGTTCTTGCTGACTTTACAGGAGCTAATGGTAACGGAACAGCAGGTGTTGCTACAGTTACTGTTCTTTATGTTCAAAACAATAATCTTTCTTAATTATTCCATACGGAATATTTAAATAAGGAGACATAAATGTCAGAAGAAAAAGAAACTAAAACTAAAACAAAAACTAAATCTAAAGTTAAAAAAACAACAGATAAATATGCTAGAGTTGGTTTTGTTCAAGCTGTAAAATCCAATAAAAAGGAGAAGTAAATGGCAGCACAATTAAGAAAACTTCAAGATGGACCATCTAAAGCTATCTGTGTTTTTACTAATCCTGACAATACAGCAGAAACTAATGCAGTTAAAATTGATTTAAATAGTGGTGGAACAGGTCTTACACTAGAACCAAATCAATTAGGTAAAGCGTGTAGAAGAGTTGGAATATCAAAAATATGGTATTCTAATGTAGGTATGGGTGTAAAAATTCTTTGGAAAGCTAATTCTAATGATCTTGCAATTGAATTAAAACAAGATTGGTCAGATGAAATATGTTTTAAAGAATTTACTGCCTTAACTAATAGCGAAGCAACAGGTGCTAATGGAGATGTATTATTTACTACTGTTGGTGCAGGTTCAGGCGATACTTATACAATTGTAATTGAATTTAAAAAATATTATTAATAAAGGATAAATTATGCCACAAGGAAAAGGAACTTATGGTTCTAAAAGAGGAAGACCACCTAAAGGAAGATATAAAGAAGGTGGCTTACTTGAAAGATTTCGTAGTTTTAGAAGAAAAAGAAATTTAGAAAAAAAAGCTAAAGCAGCTGATAAATCTCGAATAGAAGAAGCTCAAAAAGACCCTGATACAATAAAAAAAGGAAAAAAAGCATTTAAAGATGCAGGTAGTGGTCATAGAGGAAAAAACGCTAGAAGAAAAGTTGTTGAAGAAAAAGCCGCAGATATTTATAAAGAGCGTACTGATTTAAGAGGTAAACCCAAATTAAAAGAAAAAAAGTTTGATTACCGAAATAAAATGGCAACTAAAATGTCACGCAAAAAAGCTGTAAAAAATGCTAAAGGAAGAACAGCATCAGAAATAGCTAATGATCCTGCTTTTTTTAGCAATACATCTAAAGGTAAATATTTAAGAGGAATACATAAAGGTTTATCTAAAAAACCAATGATGGGCGGAGGTAAAGTTCAGTATAGTGGAGGTGGTTCTATAAAAAGAAAACCTTCTACTAAAGTATCTGCTGGAAACAAGTGGAATTAAGCTAAATTTATAAGGGAGAAATAATGGCTAATCATAAATTAGACGACCACACTCTGGTTCGTGCTTTAAAACAATATTTATTTACAGGAAGTCAAAAACAAGCTGCACATGAGCTTGGAATGCCTTTAACGACTTTTAGGTCACATATAACAGCAGGTAAAGAAAGGTTTAGTATTCCTGACGATGAATATTGGAATAGAGATTATATGCATAAATTACCAAGTAATGAAATGTTTCAAATAGATCAGGAAACTTTAGAAGAATCTGAAGATATGACTGAATATGTTGATCATCTTACAAATAGATTTGTAAAATATCAAAACAGAAGAAAGACATCTAAATGGCATAGTGTTAAAATACAAAAAGATGAACCAATAGCTATAGTATGGATGGGAGACCCTCATATTGATGATAATGGATGTGATTGGGTTACATTAAGAAGAGATATAGATATTATAAACTCCCATGATAATATAAAAGGAGCAAGTTTGGGAGATATGAGCAATAATTGGGTGGGAAGATTAGCACGATTATACGCCCATCAGGACACAAGCGAAGAGACTGCATGGAAGCTCGTGGAATGGTTTATTAAAGAAACTGATTTTTTATTATTAGTAGGCGGCAATCACGATCTCTGGTCGGGAGCAGGTGATCCTATAGAATATATGAAAAGTGAACATACTATATATGACCCTTGGGAAAGCAGGATATCTCTTGATTTTCCTAATGGCAAATCATGTAGAGTTTATACGGCTCACGATATGCCTGGGCACTCACAATGGAATCCGCTTCATGCTCAGATGAAAAAAGCTAAATGGCAAGGTGATGCTGATTTATATATAGCAGGTCATCGACATACATGGGCTTTAGCACAACATGAATTATATAATGGTAAAATACATTGGTTAGCTCGTGCTCGTGGGTATAAATTTTTTGATACTTATGCTCGTGACAGGGGTATGGATGAACAAAGTTATGGTCAAGCCATTATGCAAGTAATTGATCCTAACGCTCCTGAACAAAATATGGTACAATGTTTTAAAGATATAGAAGTAGGAAGAGATTTTCTTTTGTTTCTTTTAGATAAATATTCTGATAAAAAGAAATAACAAGGATAAAATATGGCAGTAACAGAAACAACAGCATTTAATTTAGATATTGGTGAAATCTGTGAAGAAGCATTTGAAAGAGCTGGTCTTGAATTACGAACAGGTTATGATCTTAGAACAGCAAGAAGATCATTAGATTTGCTTTGTATTGAATGGCAGAACAGAGGTTTAAATTTATGGACAATAACAAAAGGAACTAAAGTATTAACACAGGGAACTTCCCAATATACATTAGGTTCAGATGTTGTTGATCTTATAGAGTATACAATAAGAACAGATGATGGTGATGCAGATAGACAAAATGATATACCAATTACCAGAATCAGTAATTCTACTTATTCAACTCTTCCTAGTAAATTAACTCAAGGAAGACCTATTCAATTATGGATTGATAGACAAAGAAATGCACCAATATTAAATTTCTGGCCCGTTCCTGATGGTGCTGATACTTATACATTTGTTTATTATTATTTAAGAAGATTATATGATGTAGGAGATACCGCTAGTAATAATGCTGATGTTCCTATAAGATTTTTACCAGCTTTAATAGCAGGTCTAGCTTTTCATATTGCTATGAAAAAACCTGAACTTGCTGATAGAGTTGTATTATTAAGAGATTATTATATAGAACAATTTGATTTAGCTGCTCAAGAAGATAGAGTAAAAGCATCTTTTCAATTTGTTCCTTACAGTTATAGTTATGGTGAATAATGCCTAAATACGCAACAGGAAAACACGCTTTTGGATTTTGTGATCGAACAGGATTTAGATATAAACTAAAAGATTTAAAACAAGAATTTGTTGGCGGAAATAGAACAGGTTTCATGGTTGGAAAAGATGTATGGGATAAAGATCAAGGTCAAAATTTTCAAGGAAGATATAAGTTTATTGATGCACAAGCATTACCATTTGCTAGACCTGATCAAAATTTAGAAGAAAGTAGAAAAATGACAGCTTTTGATCCTGTAGGTAATGGAAATGGTGGGGGAGGAGGAAATTTAATAATTAACGGAGCAATAGGTTCTGTAACAATAGTAACGAGTTAGATTATGTCATTTACTTACACCACATTAACACAAGCAATTAAAGATTATGCTAATACAAATGAAACTACCTTTAATAACAATATTGATAATTTTATAACAAGTGCAGAAGATAGAATATTAAGAACTTGTCAATTACCAAATTTTAGAAAAAATGTAGAAGGTCAAATGTCAGCAGGAACTCAATATCTTGCTACTCCTTCTGATTTTTTAGCACCTTTTTCTTTATCTGTTACAGATTCAAATAAACAATCTTTTTTATTGTTAAAAGAAGTGGCTTTTTTAAGAGAAGCATATCCTAATGCATCAGTAGAAGGAGAACCAAAATACTATGCTTTGTTTGATGATGATACTTTTATGTTAGCTCCTACACCTACAAGCGGTTATACAACAGAATTACATTATTTTTATAGCCCTCCATCAATAACTGAAGTTGCAGGAGGTGAAACATGGTTAGGAACTAATGCTCCTGAATGTTTATTATACGGCAGTATGGTACAAGCAAATTTATTTTTAAAAGGTGAACCTGATATGCAACAGTTATATGAAAGTCAATATCAAGAAGCATTGGTAAGACTAAGAAACGAATCAGCAGGAAAAAGTATGCAAGATAGCTATAGATATGGTCAACCAAGACAAGCAGTAGAATAAAGGAGGCAAAATGTCAATTACAGTAAATACAGAAATGTCATTAGGAAATGTTATTGTTGATACAACAGAAAATTCAGGACACCCAATAGAGTATTGGGCAGAAAAAGCAACACATAAAATTATAGAATATTCAGATAATGTTGATCCTGTGTTGCAACAACAAGCAAAAGAGTTTAAGAATGTTATATATACTGTTGTTCTTGATTATATGAACAAAGCTGTTCAATCTGACAGAACTACATTAGTATATACTTTAGAAAAAGAGGGTCATAAATGTGGCTCTGATATAATTAGGAGAATGTAATGGCAATTACTCAAGCAATGTGCACATCTTTTAAAAAAGAACTATTAGAAGCTGGGCATAATTTTAAAACAAGTGGTGCAGGAGGTAACGCATTTAATATAGCTTTATATACAAGTTCAGCTAGTTTAGATGCTTCTACAACTGGATATACCACATCTAATGAAGCAAGTGGTACAGGTTATACTGCTAAAGGTAAACTTCTTACTAATGTAACCCCAACAACAGGTGGTACAACTGCATTTGTTGATTTTGATAATGTTACATGGAGTAGTTCAACAATTACAGCAAGAGGTGCATTAATTTTTAATGATACTAATTCAGATACTGCTGTTGCAGTTTTAGATTTTGGTTCTGATAAAAGTTCAACAAGTGGAGATTTTACAATTCAATTTCCTACTCCAGATGCAACTAATGCTATAATTAGGATTGTCTAAATGCCTCACTTTAGTCTTGAAATAGCAGACAGAGTGAAGGAAACTAGCACGACTTCTGGCACAGGAACACTTAGTCTTGCAGGAGCTAAAACTGGATTTCAGGCATTTAGTGTATTGGGTGATGGTGCTCGAACACAATACGGAATAACAAATGGAGCTGGTGATTTTGAAGTAGGAATAGGAACATATACAAGTTCTGGTACAACTCTTTCCAGAGATTTTATTTTTGATTCATCTAATTCTGGTAACAAAGTTAATTTTTCAGCAGCTGAAAAAGATGTTTTTGTTACTCTCCCAGCAGATAGAGCAGGAGTAATTTCTGCCATAGATATATCTTCAGCATCAGGTACTGTTGCAGGTACGCAAAGTATAATACCAGAAACTACAGGTGGTTTTACATTAGGAGCAGTATTTCTTGGAAATAGTACTACAACAATTTCTGGAACTGTGGTAGTTTTTGATAATGCATCTTACATGATTGCAGATACGGCTTATACAAATGAAATATCGCCTTACATAGTTGACGGAACAATATCATCAACATCAGTAGCTATAGGTGGATTTAATGTAGCAGGAAATGTTACAATAAGTGGAAATGTAGAAGTTATTGACGCAACTAGTCATGCTGTATTAAATTTAGGGAATACTGTAACGCTAAACGCATAAGGAATAAAATATGTCTACATTAACAGTTGATCAAATACAATATAACGGAGGAACAGCATTTACTCTTCCAACAGGTGCTCCAACAGCAGGGCAATTTTTAAAAACAGATGGTTCTGGTGCTCTTGGATGGGTTTCAGGATTGTCAAAAACAAAAAGTGCTGACGGAAGTTCAATTACTTACGATAGTCCACCAACACCAGTTACAAATAAAATTCTTGGAACGGATGGTAATGAAAATTTAGCTTGGGTAACAGGTGGCGGTGACCCAACAACAATAGGAACTCATACTGGATGGAGATTAGGTGATAAAGTAGATTTTAATTCTACAATTGCATCTCTAGGTGGTTCTGTAACAGCAAGTCCTGATAAAGCAGGAACTGTTTATTTAAAAGTTCCAAATTCAGGAACAACAGCTACAACATCTAATATTATTGCATATTATATGAGAGGAATAGGTTTAAATAGAGCAGCAAATTCAGTTAGATATCGTGTAGAACCTGTTAATCATAGTAATACTAATTTAATGCAAAATAATACTTATCAATATGTAAAAGGAAACAATTATGCTCAGGCAGGACATACAAGTTATCCAACTCAAACATATATAGATGTATCAAATCCTTATACAAATCTTGATAGTGGTTCTTCTTGTAATGACACTACTAATGGTGATTTTAATAGTTTTAATAATTGGAATATTAGTTTGAAAAGACAGTTTTTTGAATTGTTTTGGTATAATGCAAAACACAGTCCTGATTATTGGATGAGATTAAATGGTCACTATGATACTAACAGTTATCGTATGTATAATTATGTTTCAGGTGGTGCTGGAGGAAATGGCAATAATAGTTCAGCAACAAGTGATCATGCAGCAGGATTTAAATTGTACACGACATCTAGTACTTTTGTTGAAGGCACAGTAGAACTTTATTATGTACTAAAAGACGGAGTTTAACATGAGTACATTAATCGTAAATAAATTAAAAAATTCTTCTGGAGGAGCTCCAACATTAACTTGGCCCACAGCAGATGGAACAGATGGTCAAGCAATAAAATCTGATGATAATGCTGGAAAATTAAGTTTTGCAACACCTGCTTTATTAGGCGGAACAACAAAATTAACTTTTCCAGATTCCGCAAGTAGTGGTAATAACCTTCAAACTGATGGTTCTGGTAATGTAAGTGCTTTATCTTTTACTAACCCAATGAAACAAGGAAGCCATGATGGAATGGTTTTATTAGATAGATATGTTTTATCTGGAACAAGTTCTGATTCAGACGCATCTACTATACAAATGTCAGTTCCTAGTGCTTACACAACACAAGAATATAATACAATAACTGGAATGATTCTTAAAGTTAGATATTTAGGAGTAGCTGATTACGCAAATACTTGGAATCCTCAAATAACTTTACAAAGAAGTTTTGGTAATAGTGGAAACTATATTCAAGGAATGGGCTCATCTCAATATCAATATAGACTGAAATATGGACCTGACGGATTTGCTAATCAACAAGCATCAAATACAGTAAATACTTCCTCAGGAAGACATCAAGTAACAAATGATAACTTGGTTGCTGCTGCTAGTGCATCAACTGCCTATCGAGGAGATTTATTTGTAGCTGGAGCACCAACAAATAATAATGATCCTGTCAAAGCTAATAATAGTTTATGGTCTTGTGATTATATGTTGCATTGTGCAACAATTCCAACTGCTTTTGTTAGAAATTGGTATCACTATAATTGGAATCAATCAAATATATCTATTGAATATTATACTCAAACATTTCCAATTGATAATTTAAATGGTCATGGTAGTGCTACTTCAACAACTCGCGGAAATCACCCTGGTGGTTTTCAGATACAAAACAATCAATCATCTAATTTTAATACTGGTTTTATAGAGTTATATGGAATATTTAAAGATGGAGTAGTATAATGGGTAAAATTGTCGTAAAAAAAATACAATCACAAGCAAATAATGCACCTGCTCTTACTCTTCCTTCCGCAGATAGTACAGCTAATTCTGTTTTACAAACAGATGGAAGTGCAAGTTTAAGTTGGACAGATTCAGCTCAAGGTTTAGGAGCCGCTACCAAATCATATAGTCTTCCAAATACAGATGGAAGTGCTAATCAGGCATTGCAAGTAGGAACATTATCTGGAACTGTTTATCCTACTACTTTTGTTACACCAGATAGCAACCCTTGGTCCGTACCTGGTGCAAATGAACAAGGAGAAAGATTAGTAGATAAATATTTTTTTGGTCTTAATGATGCTGCTAACGCTGCTTCAGTTACTTTAACTGTTCCTTCATCAATAACAACTGATCCAGATGATGTTTTGCTTTTACATTTAGTTTGGCAAGGAACTACACGCAATCAAAACAATACATCAGCTATATTAGTAAGCCCAGTAAATCAAGCTGGAAGTAATATACAGGTTAGCAATGGAACTAATCAAGGTTATAAAAATTGGTATTACACTACAAATGATTCAGGAACTTATGGAACTGATGCATCTAATCCTCAAAGATTAGGTGCAAATAGAAACAATCCATATTCAGATAGAACTCGTTTTCCTGGCACAGGGGGTACAAATAATCAGTATCCTACTGGAAATCAACAAGAATGGTGGTTTTGGAACGCAACTGGTTGCCCTATAATGGATATGGAAGGTTCTTATACTGATGAAACAGGTAGTGGTCATAATGTTGGTTTAATGGCAGGAAGATATGCAAATTGGTCTACTAGCCAAGCATTTTTTGATCCAAGTTCAGCAACAGCGAATCATGCATTAGGATTAAAATGTTCTTTTCATAGCTCTTCTACTATGCGTGATGGTGTTTTATGTTTATATGCTCATTTTAGAAATGGTGTAGTAAGTTAGGTGTTTAAATGGTTTCTAAGCTAGTAACAGATTCAATAGAAGCGTCTGCATCAACTTCTGATTTATCTTTACAGTCTGGTGCTTCAGGAAAAGTAAAATTTAAAGCAGGAACATCTGGCACACAATTTACATTACCTACTTCTGATGGATCAAGTGGCGATAAACTACAAACAGATGGAAGTGGTAACTTAACATTTGCACCTGTAGCAGAACAAGTTTTTCAAAATGCTTTAATAAATAATGTAACAGATACTGGAACAACTTATAAAGGATGCAGATTAATTAAGGTTTTAGATTATCATAACAATCTTCCTCCAAGTAATTTGCAAGTTATATATGATTCTGGTTCAGTTGCTGGTTCACCTGCTCCAACTGGATTTTCTGTTCCTACATCAATGGCTAGTTCTCCTGAAAAAATAACTAGATTTCTTTTAAAATTTAATAACCTTAATTGGGCATACAATTCATCTACAAGTCAAACGCAAGATATAAGATTAGATATGTTTGTTAAACCAAAAGACGGAGCTCAAGGTTCTCTTATGTCTACTGGTACTAGTTACGAGTCATATGAAAATTATGTTTTTTTAGACTCTAATTCTAGTTGGACTTATTCTAATCAAAATGTAGCAAGTGGTCAAAATGGTCAGTATAATATGAGTGGAACATACAACAATTATTTAAAGAGAAGTCAGGTTGGTTATCGTTTTATAAGAAATCAAAATACTTCTATGTTTTATTCAATGGAAGGTGGAAGTCAAGGAAGTAGACCTGTTCAGGGAACAACTTATCCATTTAGAGAAGCATCAGCAAAAAATAACCTTATGAGAAGTAATTTTAGCGGAGAACTTGAAATATTTAACAGAAAAGATGGTTGGGATTTGTTCGGTGATTTTAGTTATCAAAGACCAAATGGTCAGTATAATCAAGGTTATATGTGTCGTGCATTTACAAAACATTTCCCTTATTATGGAAGCACTAGTACATATTATGCAAGTAATACTGATCATGCTAGAGGACTAGATTTATACATGATTCCTTATGATTTTAGTTCAGCAAATAATGGAAGTAACGGAAGTAATGGTCAAATTGAAGCTAGTTCATTTGGATTGTCTGGCGGTAGAATAGAATTATGGGCAGACATTACTGAATAAAAAGTTGATTATATATATTAATTAATGTAAAAAATTAAAAAGGAGTATTAAATATGGCGTACACACAAGATGATTTTGAGGTTTTTTCAGTAAGACCGAAAAAAGCTATTAGAAACGCTGATGGTGAAAGAGTAGTTGAAGACTATACTGATGAAGAATGGGATGATGCTAAAGCTGAATGTCAAAAAATGATTGATGATTATAGCGATAATTTATTTGCTGCAATCAGAGATTATAGAACATTTTTACTCAATCAATCTGATTGGGCAGTTGTAGCAGATAGTCCTTTAAGTGCTTCTGATTTATCGTCTGTAAAAACTTGGCGACAAGAATTAAGAGATTTACCGACTGCTGATGCTGATCCAGATAATATTACTGTACCTGATTGCCCTGTTGCATCTTTAGGTATAGTTGTTAATCAACCATCTGTATAAAATATGTCAGAAAATAATCAAATTCGTGTTCCTCAACAACGAGAAATAGAAGCATTACACACATTAAAGTTTGCTCATAACTATGATATAAACTTTACAGTTCAAAGTAATAAAAAAGATTTTTTAGATGCTTTAATGGAAATAGATTCATCTGAGTTAGGTGATCAAATAAAAGCATTAATAAAATCTGAGGATAGACAATACACAGTAGAATAGTGTAAATTGTCTATATTAGGAGTAATGTAGACAATGGCATTTGGCTTTACATCATATTCAGAAGACACTTATGCAAGTTCTGGTGAGTTTACAAAAAGCGAAACTGTTTCTGTAACAGGTGTTGCAGGTACAGGGCAAATAGGTAATGCTCACGCAGGTCAATTTGTAACAGTATTACCAACAGGCGTACAAGCACAAGTACAAGTAGGAAATCTTGGGTTATTTGCGACAGGCGTTTTTGGCACAATTTCTCTTGGGCCTTATTCTATTGCTACTGAAGAAAATGTCACTATTATATTAGAAACTCCTTTAACAGCAACAACTCAACTTGGAAATGAAACTCTTAGCTTAGATTGCGTTTTAACTATGACAGGAGTACAAGCTAATGCTTCTGTTAATTCTGTTGGATTTAAAATAGATGTTAGCACTAGCGTAACAGGAGTAACGGGAAATACTTCTTTAGGTTCAGGTTCTACAGTACATACAGGAGTTACATCCTTCCCATCAGGAGTTTCAGCATCAACAGCAATAGGTACTGTAAGTATATCATTAAGTGCCGATGTTGATGTTACTGGAGTTTTTGCTTCAGTATCTACATCAAATGTGTTAGTTTGGAGTGAAATTGATACAAGTCAAAACCCAAATTGGACTGAGATTGCAGCATAAAGGATTAAGTAATGGCTACATTTAGTAATTTAGGATTAAAATTAATAGCTCAAGGTGATGAAGCAGGTACTTGGGGTACAACTACTAATACAAATTTAGATATTGTTGATGAAAGTTTTCAATATAATTCAAAAAATTTTACATCTGATGCAAATTTAACAATTACAGTTGCAAATGCAACAACAGGTTCATCAGGTTCTCCTAGTGGTCGTGAACAAATTTTAGAATTTACTGATACAGGAACTGTTCTTACAGCTTCAAGAAATGTTATTATACAACCATCTACATTAAAAAAAATGTGGTTATTTAAAAACTCAACTGCCCAAAGTCTTGTATTAAAAATGTCAAATGGAGATTCTGGAATAATAATAGCAGCAGGTAAAGATGCTCTTTTGTATTCTACAGGTGCAGGAGCTATGAAACAATCCGAATCAGCTTCACCAGGTGTTACTCAAGTTACAGGAACTGCTAATCAAATAGTAACGAGTGCTACAACAGGAAATGTTGGTTTGACTTTAGATGGCAGTATTATGAGAAAAATAGCATCAGGAAATGCTGCAACAGGTACTGTTACTAATAATTTTTATAATGGAACTAATTATAATAAATATAAATTTACAGGTTCTTTGCAAATGACCATAAATAGTGCAGGAAATTTAACCATTCAACCAATAACAACTGGTAATGCTACAGGTGTAGGAAACTTTTTAGGATCAGGAATGAGAACTGATTTAGGCAGCAATAGTTTAACTACCGCACAACTTACAAATGGTGCAACAAGTTCATGGACAGTTCCTTTAAGTGGTGTTGGCTCATCTAATCAACAAGATGTTTGGTGGGAGATTAATTTACAAAGAGACCCAACTTATCAATCTGGTAATGGTTATCCTTATTATGGATTTGGTAAAATTTATTCAAGATCAGGTAAAGATGCAGATAAGTCTTATGTAGTAGAGGTTTCTATGGGAGCTACAAATAATGGTTCTTGGAATACATTTGGTGGTTTAAGATTTACAACACCTGCTAATGTTATATCAGGTCATTATTTAATAGAAGCTAGTAATTAATAGGGGTTATACATGGCTAAAGTAACTGTTGCAGAAGTAGACAAAAAAGTTGCCGTAATTGAACAACAGTTAGTTGACCATGTAAAATCGTGTGAACAATTAGCAGAAGAAACATTAGAAAGAGTTAAAAGATTAGAATATTTTATTATAGCTACTCTCTTATCAGTAGTGGGGGGAACTGTATTAGTAGTAGCTCAACTTATTACAAGAAGTTTAAATTAGGAGAAAATATGTTAAACAAAATATTAGAAGCAATTAAATCAAATGTATGTACATTAACTGAATGGACAAAAGAACCCCATATAACTTTGGGCGTTTCTTGGTTACTTTTAGCTATAGGGTATTTTTTATCTTCAATTACTTTATTTATTATAGCTTTAACTTTAGGTGGATACGGAGTCTATCTAATATCTAAGGGGTAATTATGCTATCACTTTTTGGCAGTTTACTCGGCTTTGGAACTTCTTTTCTCCCCTCAATTCTTTCATTCTTAGAACAAGGACAGAAAAATCGTCACCAATTAAAGTTATTAGATGCACAGGCAAAACACGCTGAAGTTCTTAGTAAATTAAAAGTAGAAGAACTTGACGCACAAGCTGATGTATCTGAAGCTGAAAACATATATAAACACGCAACTGAATTAGCTAAAGCTAATAAATCATCTTTTGTGTCTGCCTTACAAGCATCTGTTAGACCTGTAATTACTTATTTCTTTTTTGTAGTATTTGGTCTTATTAAAGGATTAGCTGTTTATGTAGCTATACAAGAAGGCGATGATGCTTATCAAGCTATTATAAATAGCTGGGATGAAGAATCAAAAATTTTATTTTCGACCATTATTTCATTCTGGTTTGGGCAAAGGGGTATGAAAGCTATTAGAAAGGCAATGAAATAAAATGCCTTATACTGATATCACACCGCCACCAGGTCTTAATAAAATTGGTTCTCGTTATACTGCTAGAAATCAATGGTTTAATGGTAATTTAGTTCGTTTTTTTAACGGAATCCCTGAAAAACTTGGAGGATGGACAAATTGGATAACTCTTTCTACAGGAGATTATAGTAATTCAAGTGTTCGTTCTATATATTTATATAGAGCTAATGATAATACTAGATATACAGGTATAGGAACTACATCAAGATATTCTATAGTAGAAGGTACAGTACCATCAGATATTACACCTGTAACAACTTTAGTTTTTGGTACAAATCCTGTTGCAAGTACTAATACTAAAAATACTTATACTTTTACAACAACAACATCTCATGGATTATCTTCAGGAGATTTAGTAAAAATATCAGGATTAACAGGAACAATAGGCGGACAAGATTTAACTTATTTTAATGCTGTTGCTAGTGATTCGTTTAGCACACAAACAGTACTTTCCACACCATCAACAACTACTTTTCAATTAACAGGTAATGCAACTGCAAATGCTTCAACTACAGGAGGAGGTGCATCAGTTACAGGTTTAGCTTATTTAGATGTTGGTTCTAGTAGTTATAGTGCAGGTACAGGATGGGGAGCAGGTGATTGGGGTGGATTAATAGATAATACAGCATGGGGTAGTACAGCCGCTATAGATTATAAAAATCAATTGAGATTATGGTCTGAAGATAATTTTGGCGATGATTTAATTATAAATCCTAGAGGTGGACCTATTTACTATTGGGATAAATCAGCAGGAACATCTACTAGAGCAGAATTAATATCAACAAAATCTCAAACTATACCGCCAATTACATCTACTGATATAGCTAGTACAACATTATCTGCACCTCTTACATCTACTGCAACAACAATAAATGTAGCTTCAACTGATGGTTTTTATTTAGCTAATGGTTATATAATTATAGATAAAGAAGTTATTTATTATGCAAATACTACAGCAACTTCATTTACAGGTTGTGTAAGAGGAAAAAATAATACCAAAGCAGCTAGCCACAGTAACAGTACTGCGGTTAAGCAATATGAATCAAACGCACCTTTCTTTTCTTTACAAGTATTAACAAGTGACCAAGATGGTCATTGTATTGCATTTGGTTGTAATCCATATTTACAAGACGATATTAATCCTATGCATATAAGATGGTCTGATACACAAAATGCAATGGATTGGACACCAAGAGCTACAAATTCCGCAGGTGGTGTTGATTTAAGTAGTGGGTCAGAAATAGTAGGTGCTTTATCAGGTAGACAAGAAATACTTATATGGACAGATAAAGCTATGTATTCAATGAAATTTATTGGTGGAGAATTTGTATTTAGTTTTACAGAAATACAAGATGGTATCACAATGATATCACCAAGAGCAGCTTCAAATGCAGGTGCAAATACATACTTTATGGGAGAAAGAGGATTTTATAGATATTCAGGTGCTGTTGAACCAATACCATGCCCTGTTCAAAATTATATATTTGATGATTTAGATGTTAGTGAGCAACAAAAAGTATTTAGTGTTTCAAATCCTAGATATAATGAAGTTTGGTGGTTTTATCCAAGTAATGAAATGAATACCCTATACTCAGGAAGTGGAACAGCTAATTCTGATTTATTACAAGCAACAGACAGAAAAGACCCAACAAGATGCGTAATTTATAATTATGTAGAAAATACATGGTCTCTTTCTAATATGTGGAGATCAGCAGGTGCAACTGCATATGAAGAAGATTATATGTTATTAGGTCAACAATTTAATACAGATAATATTTTTATTGTTAAACAAGATGATGGCGATAGAGCTAATAGTTTATCTGCTGATGCTGAAGGTGTTAATTTTACTTCATTTATAGAAAGCGGATCATTGCCTATAGAAGATGGAGAAAATTTTGTAGCAATAAAATCTTTAATACATGATATGGAAATCGGTGGGCAAACTCAATCAGATGTTACAGCAAAATTGTCAGTAAGTAATTATCCAAGCGAATCACCTACAACATCTTCTACCAATAATGTATCAAATGAAACTACAAAAGTTGATGTTCGTGCAAGAGGAAGGTCTGCTGTACTAAGATATGAACATGATGAACAAGATGCTTTTTTTAAATTATATGGTATTAGAGCTAACATACATCCAGATGGTAAACGATAATGGTAAGACAAACTTTAAGACCTGCTAAACAAGATTATACTCAAGTTGATGAAAATTTATTTCGTGAACAAATTACAAATTTTATGAATGAAATTGATAATAGAGTTACTAATATAGAGAACATAAAAACAACAACAAGTGCTAAAAGTGTGAGAAGAATGCAACTTTTACTACTTGGTGCACCTAAATGGACAAATTAAATGGCAGATAATTTTAAAGTTTTAGCTCAATTAAATCCTAGTGCGGCAACAGCAACAACTTTATATACTGTTCCTAGAAGAGAAGGAACAGGTGCAGATACAAAATATCCTGCACAAACAACTATTAGTTCATTAGTAGTATGTAATAGACACGCATCAAGTGCTGATACATTCAGAGTTAGAATAAAAGTAAAAAATGCTAGTGACGATAACAAACAATTTATATATTATGATAAAAGTGTTAATGCTAAAGATACACTTGCGGCTGTTATAGGAATTACTTTAAGTGAATCTGATGTAATAGAAGTATATGCTACTAATGGCACTTTAAGTTTTAACTTATTTGGAGTAGAAACAACATAATGAATAAAAAATTACCTTATAAGGATTTAGCAGATACAGTAGCAAGTCGAGGTCGTTATGGCGATACTACTCTTATTCATGTAAATCCAATTGAAGTTGAAGGATTGGCAAGTCTTATGCCTTTAACAAGAAATCCAGATACAGGATATCCTGAAGCATTCTTACCATTATTAGCACCTTTCATAGGTACAGCATTAGGATCAGCTTTGGGAGCAGGAGCGGGTCTTTCAGGTTTAGCTTTAACTGCCGCAGGAGCAGGTGGATCAGCTCTAGCAACAACAGCAGCTACAGGTAGTGTTGAAGAAGGTTTATTAGCAGGTCTTACAGGATTTGGTTTAGGAAGTGCAATGCAAGGAGCGGGTAATGTACTTGGAACACAAGGTGCTGAAGCAGCAATTGCACAAAATTTAACTCCAGATGCATTAGCAAATACAGCAAATTTACCAGATTTAGGCAAAAATTTAGTTGGCGGAGATAAACTATTATCAACACAAGCAGAAGCAGCACTAAATGCATTACCAACAAATACTATACCACAATCAACAGAAGCATTTGTAAATCGATTTGGTGGCGATGCAATTAGTAAGGGCGTTCCAAATACTACAGCAGATATTGCAAAAGAAGCATATGCATCAGCACCTAGAGATTTAAGTCTATTTGGTCAAGAAGGTGGAACTAAAGCATTTTTAGGTCAAACATTAAAACCATCAAATCTAATTCCTACAGCTGCAGGACTAGGTGGAATTGCAGTAGAACAAGATAGAAAAGCATTTGAACAAGCTAATCAGTTTGCAAAAGATGAAAGAGTAAGAAAAAGAGAACAAGCATTAAGAGATTATCAAGAGCAAATTCCTGGCGTTTCAACTCTACCAACACCAGGTTATGCACCAGGTCTTAATAATAATTATGCACAATCTCCTAGTATAGGAAGAGGAAATATATTTGGAGCAGAAGGTGGTAGAGTAAAAAGAATGAGATTTAAAAATGCTGGTGATGTAAATATACCAGGTCTTACATATAATGAAGATGGTACAATAAATTATAATGGTCAGACTATAAATACAGATGGCTCAATTGTAAATACAGGTGGTTCAACTGTAAATACAGGTGGTTCAACTGTAACAACAGGACCAACAACAACAGCAGAAACTGCATCAGCACCTAATGCTCCGCCTTCATCAGATTGGTTAATGACTCCTGCTTATGACCCTTATAGTGGAACAGGAACTAGAGGAAGAGGGTTAGCACCCACACCTCTTAATTATATGGCAGGATTTATGCCAGAATATCAATATGTTACAAACATACAACCGACAGCAACATCATTAGGTGCTCTTGGAGCAGGAGGTTCTTATCAGACTCCTTTCGGCACTATAGAAGTACCTACAACTGAAGGTAATGTAAGCGTAGCTCAAGAAGACCCATCTGAATATGTTGGAGGAAGTGCATATAATGAATATCTTTTAGGTAATCAAGCAAAAGGTATGCCTTCTTATTTAGATTCATATTTACAAAATCAACCTTATTATAGGTATCAAGATCAAGTATTAAATGATATTTGGGGTGGTGGAGGATATGGTACACCAGACTTTATGGGTTATGATCCATATGGTGGTTCACCTATTATGCCTCAACCTGTTAATCCTGTTAATCCTGTTAATCCATTACAATCAGAAGTTGATTCATTAAATTCAAGAATAAATGATTTACTTACTCAAATAGAAGGTAAAGATTCAACAATAGCTGAAGAATTAGCTAAAGATCAAGCATCACAATTTGGAGCATCTACTGCTGATCCTAAATCAAATTTAATAATACAAGATGGAGATTTAGCAGGAAAATTAAATATTGATAGTGATCTATTTGATTATTTAGATATAAGTCCTGAAGATAAAGCAGGAATACAAGAATATAATTATATACCAGGTTATGAACATTTTATGAGTGCTTATGAAGGAGATAATTTAACAGAACAAATTAATAGTTATATAAATCAAGAAACAGCAAATTTAGGTGGTTTAAATACTGAAGTTAGTGCAGATGATGCATATATACCTCAAAATACATTTGATGAAAATCTTGGTGCTGTAGTAAATGAAATAAAACAAGAAGATGGTTCATATAAAGAATGGGCGGTTATACCTAATAAAGGTTATGTTGAAGTTGGATCATTTACAATTGATGCAGATGGCAACAAAGTATATGCAGATAAAAAATATGCAGATGGCGGAAGAGTTAGATATGCAGAAGGAAGAGATGTAGAAATATCTACATTAGAAGATTATATGCAACCACTACCTTTTAATCCTGCTGATAGATTTGTAGGTTCTGATACACTTGATCCATCAAAATTTGATGCTTCTTTAGATACTAATATTGATCCAAATATAGAAGTAGACCAAGTAGAAACATTAATGCAAAATCCTGTAATACAAGAAAAAATGTCTGAAGGAGATAGAGAACTGCTTAGAAACGCTTCTTATGTGATTTTAGGGCGTTTAGAAGATGACGGGTCTGTTATACAGAGATTTGTAGAAATGTTCGGAGAAGAGGCGTATGAGCGTCTAAAGAGTGAATTAATGCCTGAGGGAGAACAAAACATTGGTTTAATAGAAGGAGAAGGCGGTGGAATGGATGATATGGTTGATGGTCAACTAGGCGACCAACAAAAAGTTGCTTTAAGTCCTGGCGAATATATCCTTCCTGCTGATGTTGTAAGTGATTTAGGCGATGGAAATAATGAACAGGGAGCGGCAATAATGGATGATTTTATGGAAAGAGTTAGAGTTTCTAAACATGGAACAACAGAACAACCCGATCCAATTAATTTAGATAGTGTGATGCCAGTATGAGTAAGATGACAATTAAAAATACTTTAGTTCAACCAAAAGATATACCAACTATTTGGTCTTTTGCTGAAAAACATTTAAAGAAAAGTGTAAATAGAAGTTATGGAAGAATAAGTTTAAATGATCTTTTTACTGAATGTGTAATGGGTCAAAGTCATTTATGGATATTCTATAGAGATGATCAGTATCCTGAATTAATAGGATGTGGTATTACACAAATAAATGATTATCCTTCAGGTCTTAGAATGTTAAATATTGATCATTTAGCAGGTAAACATCAAGAATTATGGACTAAAGATGGTTTAGAAAAAGTAGAAAATTTTGCAAAAGATTCAGGTTGTGATGGAATAGAAGCATTAGGAAGACCTGGCTTTTGGAATTGGTTAAAAGATGATGATTGGGATAAAATAGCAGTAGCTTATCAGAAGAAGTTTGTACAATGATTAAAAGAAATAGCGTCAAAAGAATGAGATTTGGTAAAGGTGGTAGTGCTGCTCCTACAGAGACTACTGTTACTAATACAAATATACCTGTAGAGGTAATGCCACAATTTAAAGGTTTGTTAGCTCGTTCAGAATTTGAAAGTAATCAACCTTATCTTCCTTATCCTCAAGCACGATTAGCAGGTTTTTCTCCTGCTGAAAGAATGGCACAAAGAGGGTTTGGCTCTATGGCTATGTATGGTTCTCCTATGGAAACTAGAATGGCATCACAAGGTTTAGCTAATTTACCTACTTCAATGACATCAAAAATATCAGATGCTTATATGTCTCCGTATTTTTCACAAGCATTAGACCCAACTAAAAATGAAGCTATAAGACAATCTTCTTTACAAGCTCGTGGTATTAGAGACCAAGCAGCTAGTGCAGGTGGTTTAGGTGGTTATAGAGAAGCTATAATGCAATCTAATAGACAAAGAGACTTAAATAGACAACTAACTGATATAGAAAAAGTAGGTAGACAAGATGCATTTACGGATGCTTCAAGACGATTTGACGCTGATAGACAAGCAAGAATGGCACAAATTCAAGGTCTTGCAGGATTAGGTGCACAAAGACAAGAAGGTGCAACAGGTAGATTAAGAAATCTACAAAATATTGGTGAACAACAAAGAGCATTACAACAAGCTAGTATGGATATCGGTTATCAAGACTTCTTGCGTCAACAAGGATACCCGCAACAGCAGCTTGGCTTCTATGAAAATATTCTTAAAGGCACTTATAGCAAACCAGATCAAACTGTTAGCACATTCAATCAAAGACCTGGCATCTTTGCAGGATTAGCAGGTCTTGGATTACAAGCCGCAGGATTAGGAAGGATGTTTAGCTAATGTTAGGTAAAAATATAATAGAGCTACAAGAAGAATTAACTTATATGCCAATGAATAAACTTGTTGAATTGGTTGGCAATCCTAATTCAGAATATGGTTCATTACCATTAATGGAAATTAAAAATAGACAACAATTAGAGGGAAGCACAAAGCAAAGCCCTACAAGTACAGTAGCAGAAGATATTTTATCTACTGCTATGACCCCCGTTGGCAACAACTCTCCACAACCAGGTTCAACACAAGTTCCTAACGGGGGTATCTCAGATATACCTACACAAATGTTTGCTGAAGGAAGAAAAGTGAGAGTCCAACCACAATATCCAGAAATTAGAATAGATGAACCAACTCCAGAAGAATTAAGAAGAGCAAGAGAACTTTATCCTGATGCTGATGATGAAACTATATACGATGTTGCTGTTGGTAAAGATCAATGGGATGTAACAGGATATTCAGAAGGTGGTATTGCTGAACTGTTTAGAAGTAATAAAGTTGATGAAGAAGAACTTTTAAACCTTATTAGAAATTATCCTGAAGAATACAAAAGATTAAAAGAAGGTGAATTTGATTCAGGTATTGGAAGAGCTTTTCAAGATATGAACTATGTGCCTCGTATATTTGGTATAGAGCCAACTGCTGATAAATACAGAAAAAAAATTATTAAAAAAATTGATCCTGTTAGAATGCTTGATAAAGAATATGGAAGAGGAGGAGATTTTTTTGATTCTGGTAGCTTAGAAGATTTTGAATTCTTTTCAGGTTTATCATCTGATGACTTTGATAAATTACAAAGACAAAAAGAATTATTAAAAAATATAGATAGAGAAAGTTTGCGTAGTGAAGGAATAGAAGCATTAGAAGCAGGTGATACTTCTTTCCTTGAAGGATTATTAGACCCAACTATGGGTGAAACAGGTTTAGAATCTTTAGGTGTAGAAAAAGTTGCAGAACAAAAAGCAATAGAAAAACAAGCAGAAATAGATCGTGGAAAAAATCTTTTAGTTGAAGCTGATTCTAAATCAGGAATTGAAGCATTAAGAGAACAATTAGGTTTACAATCAGCAGAAGATGCACAAAAAAATAAAGAAGCAATATTAATGTTAGGATTAGGTTCTGCAATTGGCGGAGCTACAGATTTAAGCGATATTACTACTGGTATACCTTCTGTAGGTAAAGAAATAATGGATATGGATAGTGCTACAGCAAAAGAAAATCTAGCTCTTTATACAGCAATGGCAAAAAATAAGGATTCAGAGCTTGATACAACACAAAAATTAACTAGAGTTGCTGATACTCTTGATAAAATGGATGCACAAGGAATAGCAACAGAAGATAACCCTGATTACATGGCTTTACTTGCATATCAACAACAATTAATAACACAGTTATCATTAGGTAGTTATTTGGGAGCTTCCCAACCTACTTTAAAACTTAACCCATCATTCAATATACCTGATGTAAATGCAACTGGAGGTTAGCCGTGCCTCAGATAAAACCCTTACCAGATGGAAGATTGGTAGAAATACCAGATAATTTGACAGAAGGTCAATTACAATGGCTTGATCAAAATCTTTTTAATACACCCACTCAACAAGTTCCTGAAGCTCCTGAAGGGTGGAGTCCTATAGAATCATTACAAGAAGTAGTTAAAGGCGTTCCTAGAGGGTTTGCATCAGGTTTCTTGTCATCAGCAGAAGGTATCGTTTCTTTATTTGATAGAGGAAATGATAGCCCTATAATTGATTCTATTCAAAATATGAAAAGAAGTTTAAGAGAAGACTCTTTCTTAGCTCCTGATGAAGGCATGGAAGATGCTTGGTCTACAAAGATTGGCGAAGGATTAGGTAGTTTTGCTACATTTGCTACACCAACTGCCTTAGTAAAAGGGTTAGGTCTTGCAGGAAAAGCAGCTAATTTAAGTGCTTTAGGTGCAGGTCTTGGTCTTGCAGGTACTTCAGGAGTATCTCAACAAGCTGATTTTATTCGTGCATCTAGAGCAAAAGGAATAGATGTTTCAACAAAAAGTGAAGTATTAGGTGAACTTGCTGGTTTAGGTATTGGCTTTTCAGAAATGTTACCTATCTTTAATATGTTTAAAAGAATACCTGGGAAGAATCCAAAAATAGCTAAAGAAGTAAAAGAATTAGAAAAAGCTGCAGAACATAGTTTAATTAAAAATTTAAAAAGATATGGAAGAACAGGTGTTGAAGAAGCTATTCAAGAAACAGCAGCAGGTATAGGTCAAGAAGCAGTTGCTAAAGGTTTATATGACCCAAATATTCCTATTGGAGGAAGTGCATATGATGATGCTGTTGTTGGCGGTACTGTTGGTTTCTTAGGTAATATATTATTTGATGCTGTAATTCCTGGCAGACAAAGAAATGGTATGGATTATGCAGATAATGAACAAAAATTAAAAGACCAAGAATCTAGGCAAAATTTTATAGATACATCACCAGAAAAATTATCTTTCCAAATTGTTCCAAAAGCAGGACAAACAGAAAAAGAACTTACTTTTGATATAGTTGATAAAAATTCAGGCGTAGTTGTAGGAAATCAAAAAAAGAGAGAAGCCGCAGAAGCAGAATTAAGTAGATTACAGAACAATCAGAATGAAGCTATTTTAGCAAAAGAAATGAAATCTAATGCAAAAGAACAAGGAAGAGATGGAGACGCAACCTCTCAAACAGCTATCTTACAAGCTAACTCTGATTACTCCAGAAATATTAATAGAGGTGTAGTTTTATCTACTATATTTGCTAATTCAAAAAGCAATAAATCTAATAAAGATAATTGGGATAAACATATAAATAAAAAGTTTAAAGGTAAAACAAAGAAAGACCAACAAAAAAGAGCTTATTATAAAGGTGCTAAACAATATTCTCCTGAACTACTTCTTAATGATAAGGTTATTACAAAAAAACAATATAATGAAATCGTTAATGAAAAAGCAGAAGTTATTGCTAAAACTTCTGGAAATAAAACAAGTGCATCAGCTACTGCCATTAATAAAGAACTTAAAAGTAAAAATATAGATGAGAAGGTTGGTCTTTCAGCTTCTGGCTCTAAGAATTTACAAAGTTATTTCTTTAATCTGACGGGTAAAAGATTTTGGAAACAAATGAGTCCTGAACAAAAGAAATATGTTTTAGCAAGAATACAACAACTTCCCAAGTCTCCTGTTAAAAGAAAAATGGTTGATGTTACTGCAAGACAATATAAAGAAAATCAATTCAATAATGTTATTAAAATTCAAGATGAATTGTATAAAAGAAACAACAATAATAAAGGATTTACTAAAAAAGAAATAAGTGCGATGGCAACAGGAAAAACCAAGCCATTAACAAAAGAAGCAGAAAATCAATTAATTGATAGATTGATTGATAGTGGAAGAGTTACTAAAGAAAAAGGAAAATATGTTTTCTTTAAAAATAGAGGAAAGAAAAATTCTATAGAAAATGAAAATCAATTCCAAAAATCTATGGCTCTTCAATCTCAATCTTATTATGAAACAGCTAATGAATTTAAAACAAGATTAGGAAAGTTAACTGATAATGATGGAAATAAATTATTAAATAATAAAGAAATAAATCAAATAGTTAGCAATGATAATGCACTTAAAAGAAAAATGCTTGGTTTAGGAGATGCTGAAATATTAGCACCACAAGCAACTTATGAACTTACTAATCCTGAAACTCAAGCTATAGGGGTAGATGCTGATACAGGTGTAATTTCTAAACAAAGAAGAGCATTAAATGTAAGAGAAAGATTATCACAATATGGTCTTTCTGCTCCAGAGGGTATGTCTCCAAACAAAGTAAAAGACATGGAAAAAGTAGCACAGTTTACTAAAAATGAATTAGAAAAAAGAGGATTACCAGAATTAGCAGTATTATCAGGAACAATATTTTTAGACCCTAATGCTATAAGTGTTACTGATTTATCAAGGGCAAATGCCGCATATGTGAATGGTGTTCAAAATTTAATACTTAATTATGATAATTTGCTTAAAAAGTTTGATCCAAAAGATAGAAATAATTTAAGAAATATAAGCGATAGGGTTATTGCCAATAGAATTGGTCAAACAGTTAACCATGAAATATTCCATGCATTTAAAGATATGGGATTATATACACCAGATGAATGGGAAACATTAAAAAGATTTGTAAAAAATACTGTTAGTGCTGATCCTTTCTATAAAAAGAATGGATTAAAAATTAGATCAGAAGGTAAAGTTATAAAAACAATTGAAAACCCAACATATCTTCAAATTGCAAAAGCTGCTTATAGAGATGCATCTCCAGAGCTTCAATATGAAGAAGCTATGGCAGAAGCGTTTGGTTTCTTTACTAAAAATCCAAATAAATTTAGTGGAAAACCAAAAAATCTACTTACACAAGCATTAGATTTTGTTCTTGGTATATTTACAGGATGGAATGCTTCTGGATTAAATGCAGGTGCTATTTTTGAATTATCAATGAGCGGTAATTTAGTTACTGATGAAAGATTAAATCAACAATTAGAAGAATTCTCAAAACAGGAAGTAAGAAATGTTTTAAAAGATGACGATGAAAGCAGAGTTAGAGAACAAAGAGTACCTCTTAATGAATCTGAACAGAAAGTATTAGATGCTTTACTTCCTATAATGGAAGATGCATCTAGTAATATGGGAGATTCTAGACAAAAATTTATACAAATATTAGAAGATGCAATGAATGATCCCGCAGTTGAAGTGTCAAGATTATATGTAGAAAGTCAAAGATTAAGAGATATAGCAAATGCATTTGCAGGAACTTTAAGAGTAAAACCAAGAAGTAATTATATAAGAAAAAGAATAAATGAAGAATCTATAGATAGGCAAAGAGCTAATTTTGATAAAAGACAAGCAGATAAAAGAAATACTAGAAAACCTAGAGTTATAGGAAGACCTCAATATCAAGTAAGAGAAGGAGTTGATAGAGATGCTGAATCTACACCAGAAGGAAGAAGTTCATTATCTCCAGAAGAAATAGCAAATAGAGAAAGAGCTCTTCGTAATTATCAACAAATGAAAGAACAAAGAGCAATTCCTGATACTGGTAGTTTTGATTTATTAGATAATGGAATGCCTTATAGTGAAGCACCTTATGAGTTTGAAATATCTTTTGCTGGATTAACTTCTGAAGAAATAGATAATCTTACTCTTGATGACTTTAACCAAATAGCAAAAAGAGTCAGAGATATAACAGGTGAAACAAATTTTAAATTTAGTGAAACATATGAAACTAAAGATAAAAATAAAAATATTATAAAAGAAAAATCATTTAGAACATATGGTGAATTAAAACAAGCAATTCAAGAAAGTATTAATTCTGGAGTTAATATGAATTGGTACTTAGATATAGGAAGAGAAGCTGAAAAAATAGTAGGTCAAGAAAATATGCTTGAATTTTCAGTTTTATGGGCAATTACATCTTCTTCAACAACACCTGAAACAAACTTTAGAAATGCAATACAAATTATGGCATTAGCTCGTGGAATTGATCCTGAAACTGGTAAAAAAATTAATAAAAATATAAAAGAAGACAGTAAATCTTTTAGAAAAAATGTACTTAATCGTAGAGGTAAAAAATCTATTGCTAAATCAGGGGTAAATTTTTCTGATTTTATACCTACTGCTTCAGAAAATACTGTAGATGAAATTATAAAATTTTATGAAGATGGCAGTTGGAAACCAAAAGGTGAAACTGCAATTAAAACACCGATGTATGGATTAACAACAATGATGTTAAAAGATGGTGAGTATATGCCATTTATGGTTGCTGATAGATGGATGTACAGAATTTTAGGTATTGATGGAGCTATTTCTAAAAGAAAACCAAGTCGTTCTGAAATGACATATGCACAATGGATGATAGCTGAGTTAAGTAATAATGAAATGTTTAATTTTAATGATAAACCATATTCATTGAATCCTTCACAAATACAAGCATTATTGTGGTTTAATATTAGAGATAATTCTAAACAACCAAAATTATCAGAAGGTACAGTTGATTCAATTATGAAAAAATCAGAAGATTTAGTTAGTGCTATTAATTTTGCAAAAAAAGATAAATCATGGATTGAAGACATTTCTTTTATTAATAAAGATAATTATGATTTAAGTGCAAATGAACTCATTGCATTTCAAGGTAGAGGTAATTATGGAACATCTCAAATACCTAGAGTATTAGAAAATAAAAAAAAGTTAGCATCAAAACTATTAATTGAAGTAAATCCTGGTGTAGAGCGTGGTTATGGAAAAATTTATAATAAAGATGGTAATTTAGATATTTTAACAATAGATGAAGTAATTGATTTAACTGACAGAGTTTACAATGAAATAACAGATAATAATGGTAAAATAATTTTATTAAAAGAATTAGGAATAGCTCATAATGTTACAAGATCATATGGTGCTTATGATGGCTTAACAAACCCTAATTTTGTTATTGATTTATTAGGTCAGGATATTAGTTCAGCTAGAGTACAAGCAATAGCTAAAATATTAGGTGATGCTTTAATGCAAGATGCAGTTGTAACAAGTCAATTAGATTATGATAATGGAGATATTGGTAATGTTATGCTTAGTAAAAAAGGAGATTTTACTGTAGATGAAATTATAGCTATTGATGAAGCAATAAATGAAGAAGGAGGAGCTCCAAATTATTACAATCCAAATAATATTGAATCTAATATGCCTACAGGGTTAACAGCAAAATATAATGGTAACCAAATATTAATTGTAGATGAACAATATCATAGAGATAATGGAAGATTTAAAGAAGTATCAGATGAAATAAAAATAGAAAGACATAAACAATTTGTTGAATTTTTACAAAATAAAATATCACAAATTGACGCATTGTCTGATGTAGAGTATGATTATGTTTCTACAAAAGGAACTTATATAAGAGGATTAGATAAAGAAAATGGGTATCAAGGAGGAATTGAAGAAGCAGGGATATCGAGTAGCACCGAAGAATCATCCAATTTACAACTTGAAGCCCTCAATAAACTTTACATCCCTGCGTGGAAAGCATTTAAAGGATTCCTCGCAGAAAAAAGATTAACAGCAGATAACAATACAGCACCTTATGAGTCCACCGAATATACTGCCTTAGAAAAAGCATTAACGCCTAATGAAGTTAAAATGCAGAAGGTTGTAGATACACTAGAATTTATGAATGACAATCTTGCAGGGGATATGATTCCTATATTTGATTTAGGAAACAGTTCTCCTTTAGCTCAAGAAGCTGCTTATGATTGGATTACAAGTGAAGATAAAGAAGGAATTGATCCTCTTGGTTTAGATACTGATCCTAGAATTAGAGAACAAAGAGGTAAAAAGGGAGAAATAGATTTTGGAGATAAATTATGGAAAGAAAAAGCCGAAAACTTACCAATTGGTCAACAAGTATTACAAGGATTAACAGGATTTCATAAAACATTTAGATTAAATTATTTAGATAGAATGGAAGCTATAGAAAGATCAAGTGTTGGATGGGTTGATAAATTAAATATGGGTATGTCTGCAGCTTATTCAGCTATTGGAGCCGCAAGATTAGGCGAAAGAATAAAAGGAATGATGCAACAAGCATTAACAGAAGGCGGTGTCATTTATTATACAACTGGAACAGCTTTAGAAGGTGGAACTAAAGTAGTTCAAAAAACATTTACAGATAGAAATGGAAATACTCAACAAGTACATTTGTTAAGAGCGTTTACAGAAATCAGCAGTAAAGAAAATCAAAAATTATTTCAAAAGTATGGCGTTGCCAAAAGAATACAGGGTTTAACAAGCGAAGAAAGAAAAAACAGTATTTTTCTTAAAAGATTAAAAAAAGAAGATTCAAAACTTTATAAAGATATTATGGAAAATCAAGGTGTTGATGCCTTTATTGAAAATATTGAAAGAACACAACCAAATGTAGCAGATGCATGGGAACAATTTCAACAATGGAATGATGCTGTAATAGAATATGCAAGAGATGCAGGTGTTTTAAATGATAATGTGGCAGAAATTTGGCGTGAAAATGCTAATTATTTTCCATTCTATAGAGAATTTGACAATATAGATGAGAGTGTTGTCAGTTTCTTTGGGGAAGATATGAATGGTACAGATTATAATAAAGATGGAATAATAGAACCTTTATCTGATTCAGTTCTTACTAGAAAATTAGATGAAAATATTCCTCTTAAAAATTTAGAAGCACCTTTTTCTGCAATAACAAGAAATAGTTTAGCTATTATGCAGGTTAGTGCAAAAAATATTACAAGACAAAGATTAGCTAGAGAACAATTGGCTTTATTTGGAGATGATCCTAATTCAGGCGTAAGAATGCTTTCTCCTGACGAAATAAAAAGAATTAGTCAATCTGAATATGATTCAGTATTTATGTATAAAGTTAATGGAGAAAAGAAATATTTAGCAGTTGAAGACCCTCACATAATAAAAGCTATAGAAAGTTTTAGTTCAGACCAAACACTTACAGGAGTTTTAAAATGGATTGGAGTTCCTTCAAATGTATTAAGAGAAATGGTTACAAGAGACCCTGGCTTTATGTTGGTTAACCTTATGCGTGATACTTTATCTGTATATGCAACATCAGGTGCTAATTTTACACCTATTATTGATAGCATTAAAGGATGGGTAGACCCATTAGAAAACATTAATAAATATGGTTTGGTAAGTGGTTATGATTTATCTAATGATAAATATGAAATAACTAAGTTTGTTGATAGAGAATTAACAAAAGCTCAAAGAGATAAAGAAAGTGGCGGAAGAAATTTAAAAGATTTCTTTAGCCCTACAGGATTATGGGAAAGACTTGGAAATTGGACAACACGATCAGATGCCTCTACCAGACAAGCTGTTTATAAAAAAGTAAAAGAAGCAACAGGAGATGAGTTTGAGGCGGCTTATCAGGCATTAGAGGTTATTAACTTTAATAGAAGAGGTGCAAGTCAGGTAGCTAGAGTTGTTACAACAGGTATTCCATTCTTAAATGCTAGAATGCAAGGTCTTGATGTATTATGGCGTTCTGCAGCTACAAATATTAATGTTTTAAGAGGAAAAGGACAGGGAGTAAGAAGATATGGAGCTTATCAATCACTCTACGGAACAGAAAATGATGTAATGGATACAAGAAGAATTGGAAGAAGTTTCTTTATGCGTATAGGCGTATTAAGTGCAATGTCTGCTTTATATTGGTTATTAGTAAGTGATGATGAAGAATATAAAAATCTAAAAAGAGAAGTAAGAGATGATAATTTTGTTATTCCTATAACAAAAGATTATGCGTTTAAATATCCTATTGCTTTTGAGGTAGGTGTTCTTACAAAAGTTATTCCAGAAAGAATGATGGATTTAATGTTTGGAGATGCCACAACTATGGAAACAAAACAATCTTTAATGAGACAAGTAAGTCAAACATTTAAAGTTGACCCAATGGCATGGCAAATATTTGCTCCACTTTATGAAGCTGCTGTTAATAAAAATAAATACACAGGAAGACCTATTGTTGGTTATTATCAAGAAGGTTTAGACCCTTCAGCTCAATATGAAGATTATACAAATGAATTAGCAAGATGGGTTGGAAATACTATAAATGTTTCTCCAATGAAAATTGACCATATAATGAAAGGATATCTTGGAACTATAGGTGGTTATGGATTAATGGCGACTGATAAAATGGCTCGTGTAGCTTCTGGAAGAAATCAATCTCCTTTTGGTATGGATCAAACTCCTGTTTTAAGAAGAGTATTTTTGGATCAAAAAACTTCTAGGGGATTACAACAGAGATACTATGAGTTAAAAGATGTTGTAGATAGTGTAATTAATACTGAAAGAAATCTAAGAAAAAATAAAAGAGATTTCCAAGCAGCTAAAATATTTAGATATAACAATCAAGATATATGGAGCATTAAAAATGAAATGAATGCTATTACTCGATATATGACTAGATTTAGAAAGAAAAGAAATAGAATTTTAACCGATGAAACAATACCTTATTCTGAAAGAAAAAGAAGAATATTAGAGTTAGAGGCAGACAGAGATAGAAGACTCATGGTAATACCTCTTTTACAAGAAAGAGCTAATCATTTCAAATGGATAGGAGACTAATATGACTGAAGAAGTTAAAGTAGTAGAGGTAGAAAAAAAGTCTTGGTATAATAATGCCGAAGGTTTTGATAAATGGAGAGTGTTCCCACGAATATTAATAACATTATATGGTGTTATGTTCTATAAAACCTGTGATTGGTTTATGACTTTGCCTGACCCTACTAACTCACAATCAGCTTTTGTATCTATTGTTGTAGGAGCAGGAGCCGCTTGGTTTGGCTTGTATATTGGCAAAAAGTAAATCTCATTGACTAATTCATAAAAGGCATTAAATATAAAAATAAGGGAGATGTAAATGGAATATAAAAATGATCACATCAAACTTAAAACGAGATATAATAGCTATATTTTGTGCTGTTGCATTAGTATCTAGTATTACTTTTGCTGAAGATTCAAACATAACAAATACGACTACCACAACTTCTACAGTAACTTCAAACAATACCAATACCAATAATAATACCAATGTGAATCAAAGCACTAGCAACAATACCAATACCAATTGGAACACCAACAACACCACAATTTCTCAGACCAACAATTCGACATCGAACAATACAAATGTGAATACATCAACGGTGACGAGCACGATTAATCAGACGCAAAATGTTAACAACACCTCACTAATAACTAACAACTCTACATCAGAAAATACCAACTTTAATACCACTAATTCAACAAGTTCTAACACAAATACTAACAACAATAACAATGTTAGTTCATCAAGTTCTGATGTTACAACTAATAACCAAAATGTGAACACTAACAACAACACTTCACAAAATGTGAATACCAATACTTCTACAAGCCAAAGTTCACAAAGAGTGACACAAACAGTTAAAAGCCCTCCACCTTCAGCGATCGCTCCCTCGATAATGTCCTATTCCCAAGACCTCTGCACTACAGGAGCTTCTGCTTCAGTTCAGACACAAATCTTTGGTGTATCAGCAGGTAAATCTGTACGAGACGAAAACTGTGAACGCTTGAAAAATTCAAAAGCACTTTATGACATGGGTATGAAGGTAGCTGCTGTTGCTTTACTTTGTGAAAATCCTGGCGTCTGGCGTTCGATGATGCAAGCCGGCACACCCTGTCCGTATAAAGGTAAGATAGGTGAAGAGGCAAAAATTGCATGGGAAGAAAATCCAGAAGACAGACCTGATTGGAATGAAATAAAATCAGATTATAAATCACATGATTTTAGAGCTTATAAGAAAGAAGATTTCTGTAAAAAATATTCAAAGCATAAGATATGTACAAAATAATTATAAGTATTCTGTATGGAATATTTACTTTATTACCTGCGGAGGCAAGTGATCCTACATTTACTATAGGTAGTGATCCTATTATTGATATAACTGGAACTGGTCAAGGATTGAGTCTCGGAGACGATTCAATGTCTGGGATGAAAAATATCGGTTTTGATTTTACCTTCTATGATCAGACTTTTTCTCAAGTAAATATATCTATGAACGGATTCTTTACCTTTCAGTCAAATTTTTCAGTACCAAGAGTAAGAAATTACAGATCGGAAACGCTACCAGCTACTTCATTTAATTATTCTGTATTCCCTGCATGGAGTGATTTTATTAGAAGATCATCTGGTAATCAATCACCTTATATACAAACATTTGGACAAACAGCAGACACAGATCAATACTTTGTTATTATGTGGGATAATGTTTCTGAGTATAGTAATGGGTTAAAAAGCACTTTCCAAGCCATATTATATGAAACGACTAATGAAATTGCTTTTAGATATGATGAGCTTCGCATACAAACACACGATTTGACTATCGGAATTCAAGGTAATAACGAGGCATTAACTTATATGCGGTACGAAGACACCAATAGCACAACTTTTATTGAGACAGATGATTTTAGTGTAAGTACAGCTATTGATGAGTCTTTTAGCAATCTTTCTTCTGAATGTTTAGTTGATTCTAATTTCTCTGCTTTATGTGATGTGTATGATTTAAGCAACAATTTTGAGGATGATGACTTTCTTTATGGTGTAGATGAGGATATAATATTTGGTTATGACGATGATGAAACGCTATACGGATATAGTTTTGAAGAGGATGAGTACATCGACACCTCTGCAATTTTTGTTACAATTGATGGGGATTGGATTCATGATGATAATGATTACGATATTCTTTCTTACGATATTGATTATGAATTTGATCAAAGGACAGATATAGAAAGCGATGCATTATTTATACATATTGATAGCGAGTACGATGTTGAGTTCCTTGATCCATTGTCTAATGTGGAGGAAGGATTTTTAGAAATTATAGAATTTGAACCCCTTACCACACACTCCCTTGAAGAAATACATGATTTAGAAGAAAGAATAGAAGAAGAATTTCTTGTCTTTATGGAAGAAGAGATATCTGAGGAAGAATTTGTTGAAGTTGTAGAAGAATTTTTTGATGAAGAAGAGGCAATTGAGGAAGAGGAAGAGGAGTTAGATGAGTCTATTGATGAAATAAGTCCTGAGGAAGTAAATGAAGAAGGGGGAGAAAGAAAAGAAAGAAGGTCTAGGAATGTTAGAATCAATCTAAATCAGACTAATTCACTTATAAATAGTATTACTTCTAGTGCTATCTCAAGCGGTACATCTAATAATAACACAAATAATACCTCTGTAAGCCAAATAAACACCTCTACAGCGTCAAATAGCACAGTTAATAGTCCAAGTATCTCAGACCAAATCACATCATCACAAGCTCAAACTAACACAGTATTAGAATCAATAAATCTTATACCTATGCCGAGTCTTGATAACACACCTTCTGTAGTGATGGTTGAGGTTCAAGTAACTAATATGCAGTCAGAAATCCAAAGCATGACATCAACTGTTGTAACATCAAGCGAGGCAGATGCAATTGCTGATGATATTATTGCTAACAATATAAGGTCACAACAAGAACAATCAGAGCAAAGACAGGAAGAAACAGGGCAATATGATGTAGATGGACAATCAACTTTATTAGCTTATATGGGTTTTGTGCCTAACTTTGACAGTTATACAAGCAAAACAATCCCACAAGCCCAAGAATGGTATCAACCAAGAATCATATACACAGATGTCCTAGACGATAATTTAGATGTATATTATAATTTAGTCGGAAGTAATTTAGATACTTTAAACAATTTAATTAACACACAACCAACAGGATTTTTTAGATGATAAATGATTTAATAAAAAAAGGACAACAATGGGTACTTATTGTAGGGCTTATCGGTAGCATTGGAGGAGGATTCTACTCCTACGGACAACTTATGCTTAGAATTGATAACATCGAAGCAAAAACTAAAAAGAGTATAAACCTTGCACCTATCAATGAAAAGATAGTCTTATTAGAGGAAAAGGTTAATCAACTAGAAGAGAAAGCTAAAAATAGCAGTAATCCATTAGCTCAGTAACCTAAGTATTCCGTATGGAATATTTATTTTACATTATTAGTGCCTGGGCTAACTGGATTTGCACCAGGTCGTTTTTCTGTTTTTATAAGAATGGCAGAATTTAGCCGTATATATTTGATATAAAAGACAGTATTAATGCTTGAAATAAAAACCCTAACATTAAAAATTTTATATAATTTATATTCATATTTCTTCTCCTTCGTTTAATTCCATCTCGTTACACCTTTTTCTTCTTGTGCCACAAGATATGGAACAATCAATGCTCATAAAGCTACGCAAATCAACTTCAAGCGAAAGCTGATATGAACTAACTATTAAAAGACTTATTAGATTTACTAATAAGTTTTTAATGTTCTTTCTTCTTATAGAGAACATTCCCTCACGCTCTTCTCCTTAAAAAAAACAAAAGAGCTATTAGTAAAAGTTAGGTATTAATTTTTATAATGAGAAGATTGACATTACATTTTTTTTCCGTATAAGAAAAAGCCCTCTTGGGGATGAGGGCTTCACTTATATTTTGTGATGTTCGCTGTTGGTGGTTCATTTCGTATATGGTGCTGTTCATACATATTGATTCACTCGAGCGATATGATGTTCATCCACATTGGTTCAGTAATTATATTAACTAAATAGGGTGTGGAAGTAAATATTCCATATAGAATATTTATCGCTCTGCATTTATTAGCCATGATGTTCGTTGATATTGATTCATTTATTTTTATTGATGTTCATTTGTCCTGATTCACTCTATTCATTTGATGTTGACCAATTATGATTCATTCTCATTGGATGATGTTCGGCTATTGTATGATTCACTCCTTAAATGTGATGTTTTATTCCAATGGTTCATTTATTTTTATTGATGTTCTTAATTTTTGATTCATTCATTATATGTGTTGTTCTTCAAGCATGATTCATTCATTCTAATTGATGTTCTTTCGTGTTGATTCATTTATTTCTTCTGATGTTTTATCCCAATGATTCACTTCGATTACTTGATGTTCGTTGTATTTGGTTCACTCTTGGATGTTGTTGTTCATTCTATTTGGTTATCTTCCAAGAACTGAACACACTCTTGAATCTTTTCCTCCGTTTCCCTTTGTTCTTTTATATTCCCTGTTATGATTATAAAGGCAATTACAACGAGACCAACAAAGTACATTAATAATTTTTCATGCCATTTAAAAATTGGCTCTTTCTTTTTATCCTGTGACATCTCTATCCTCTACATCTAACCTTGCGTAGTAGTCTAAATCTGTATCTTTATGCACAGTTATCATTAGGTTTTGTTTTGTTTCATCAGATTTTTCAATCCGAATCATGACATTTGGTCTGAAGTCAACCCAAAGAACTTCTCCAATATTTCTCATCATTGCCATTTATTCATCCTCTTCTTTTTCTTTACTACTATCATAAGGTACTATCATGCGATATTCGTATAATCCATTCTTGATATATCGCTTTTCTATTGTGTACCCTCCAAATCTTTCTTTGCGTAAGTTTCTTAATTGTGCTGAGACGGATGCCTCAGGGTCGTTAGTAGTGTGTGATATGACCCTGAGGGCTTTCCATTCCCCATCTTTTACACAATTAAATACTCTAAGTATCTGCCCTTTTAACCTTTTCTCATCTCGACTTTTTTTATA